CGAAACTTCCTTCATCTGTTGTTATAACAACAAATGGAGAGTTCGGTATTTCATGTCTTTTTATTAATTCCTCATTATTGGAATTTGATTCTGAGTTGTTGGTTTTCTCTACACTCAAATGAGACTTTTCTTTCAATGTGGTTTTCATGTTCTATGTATTTAGTAGATTTGTTAATTATTTGATAATTGTTATTATAAATTTCGAATTTCGATATTATTTCACCCGTTGATATATCTACGTAGGTGCTCGTGGTGAAGTATCTTTTTCCATTCATTCTGTATTTTTTATAAATTCTATTGTTTCGTTTAGTTTATCATCAACTATGCGTAATTTTAAACGTACTAATGTTTCATTTGATCTATCCCAATTATTTATAATATGATTAATAGCCTTACGCATTGTTAATAGACTATGAATAGTATCATCTGTTGATAGTAGTTTCATATTAACGTAAGTTAATTAGCCCAGACCGAGCGGGAAATTTTTTTATCACTGGAAAAAAATTTCCCGGTATCGGGCTGGGCTTGTATTATATTATTTTATTTTATTTATAGCCTTAGCTTCAAGTTTTTGGAGTTTTATTTTCTCCCTTTCAGCTGCTTTTGCTTGTCTTTCTAATTTCCTTTCCCCGGCATTATCTAATTTATCTGAAATCCATTTAAGGAATTCAATAATTTTGTGTATTAATGACCATCTACCGGAAGTAGGAATGAGACGGGCAATAATTTCGTAAATAGCTAAAAGAATTGCCAAAACGATTTTAATGATTTCGATTGTTTCCATAATAAATAAAATTTAATTGGTTAGTTAATAATTGATAAATATATGTTATTTAGTTTTATTTTTATATAATCTTGTTAATTTTTTTAAATTTCGTTGATTTTGCTCGTATTTCTTTTTATTCCAGTCTATTGTATCATCACCATAACCCATTTTATTGTTAATTATTCTTAGCGTCAATTTCTAAACCAAGTACATATCGTTTTTCCTTATTTAAAAGATTTATCCATAGAGATTCTTTTTCATCATCCGAATATATTTTATTTCTGTAATATTTAGGAAGAGGGAGTTTAACACCTGATTTTGTAGTATACATTTCATTTGTTTTTTCATTATTATATTTATTAATTTTATAATCACTCCTATTAAAATATCCACTTCCTATACCTTTAGAACATAGTATAATAGGTGTGTAGTATTTGTGTTTGGTATCCGTTTTATATAGATATTTGACTATGTAATTTATAGTTTTTTCATTTACATAACTACCTATCCAAACATTTCCATATTTCCATATTTTATTAATATCCTCTAATTCATCTGTAAATAATATACCATGTATATGTAATCTTTCTGTATTGGTTTGGCCAAGTTCAGTTATTAGCCAATGTCTTATTGACTTTTTATGTTTTTTACGCCAGCGTTCTAAGAATCTTCTAACAGCTAATTTTGCTACGGCATTATCAAGTGTATAACCTGTTAATTTGTATTCTTGTGTTAATTCTTCTTCTAATTTATTTAACGAATCATCACTAAATGATAGTGTTACAAATTTACCATTATTATATTGTCTTATATCTTCTTGTAATCTTACAGCCCATTCCCTTGATTTTTGTTTCATACATTCTATGCACTTACCGCATCCGACAGGTACAAATAGTGTTCTATCATCTTTCCATTGAGGAGCTATACCCCCGTTTTTTTTATTAGGTAGGTATTTTCTATTTTGTATTAATTTAGGATATAGGCACATGATAGTTATTAATGAAAAGCCCCTCAGCCGATCTAATTTGACATGTCAAATTTCTGTCAAGGACAGATCGGCGAAAAGGGGCAAAGTTTTGTTAATAACTATCTTCCGAAACCCTTAACAGTAACGTTTTTACCTGTTTTAAGTAAAATTTTCGGTATTAAGTTAGCAAGTTCCCTTATACCAATTGCACCACCTATAATATATATAAGATTTTCTTCGGATAGACCCGTTTGTCGTGATAAATAGTTGATTACTTTTCCTACCTGTGAGTCTGCAGGGTGTAGACCTGTTTCTTGCATCCATTGAAGTGTAGCTTTTGAAATTTCAGTATTGGCAATTGCTTCCTGTACCTTTGTATCATTAAGGTTAGACAAAGAATCGTTTAATTTCCTGATTGATTCTTGTGTTTCAGAAAGTGATTCATTGAGTTTAGTAGAAGCTTTGTTTAATTCATCATGACTGATTTGTAATTTGATTCTTCCCTCAGCTTCTCGTATTTGAGTTCTTAGACCCTCACTTATCAATCCCTCATCAGGTGTTTCACGTTCTTTTTTCTTTGCATCAGCTAATAAATTTTCCTTTTGTGCTTGTAGTAATTCAGTTTCTGCTTTTAGTTTCGCTGCACTTAGTATATTAGCTAATTCCATAGGCTGAGGAGCAGGAGCGCTTCCACCAGAAGCACTACCGCCAGCTTGACCACCTGTGGTTGATCCACCAGTCCCCCCCATACCATAAAGCAAACTTGGGTTAAGACCTGCTTCTTTAATCATTGCTAATTGTGCAGGATAGTTTGTTTTCTCCCATGTATCAAGTTGGATTTCCTGACCTTGTTTATTTAGTTCCATTTGGTTACGCATTTGTAGGTTCATGAGTTTCTTCTGATTTTCAAATGACCTTTTTTCGCGTTTGCGTTGTGTCAACATTGATATTGCGCCTGTTGCTGCGCCTGCTATTGCTTGACCTAATCCCATTGTAGTAATTATTTAGTAAGTTTTTCGCGCTTTTTTTAAAAAAGCGTGTGTTCTTATCTTGGTATATAAGAACACACGCGTACCAATCCTATTTTGACTCTCCGGTATCTCCGGAAGCTTTGCCGTGTGTTGACTCGGGTTCCCCGTCTTTCTTTGGCTCCATTTTTATGGTTTTAGCATCCTCTTTAGGTTTATCCTCCGATTTCGCTAATTT